CTTCCGATCTGGAGGAGTGTTCGCCAGACTGCTGCTGATAACGCGCAGCGGCGGCGGTTGCACCGTACTTCCAGCCAGCGTTGAAGTATGCGTTCTGCGTGACATTGATTTCGTTGCTCAACGCCCACAGCGCGTGTCCTGCGGCAGTTGTCTCGTATGCCTTACCAGAACTCCACGCACTCGGCGTGACGCCCAGACCGAGGTTGCCGGAGGAGTCGAGCGTGGCTCTTACACTGCCGCCGTTGTAAAAACGAAGCAGGTTTGTGCTGTGTTCGTAACTAAGTGCCCCCGCTGCGCTATCCGCAACATCCGCAAAGTACAACTCAGAATAGCCACTGTTAGATGAGCGCAAGGTAGCCGCCACACTGCCGCTTGTGTTTGCCACTTCCAACTTTTGTCCCGGCGAACTCGTCCCGATGCCGACGTTGCCGTTATCTTGGAACGTCATTTGCGCGGTGAATGTGCCAGACTGAAGTTTGCCAATATTAAACTTCCAGCCGGTGCCGTCCGTGTCATACCAAATATTTCCACGTTCTGGCGACGCACCTGCTCCCGTGTTAAATCCAACACTTCCGTTGACGGAAGCGACTCCCAATTTCCCAAGCGGCGAACTCGTCCCGATGCCGACGTTGCCGGAGGAGTCGAACGTAGCGACAGTCGAGGCGAGTGCATAATTGTAAATGCGAAGTGATGCGCCGTTAGTTCCAAGCGTAGTAATGTTCCAGCGGGACGCCCCGTTTGTTTGAAACAAAACACCAGCATTGCCGTTTGCGCCAACAGTTCCTGCAATTAAACCGCCATCGCCCGATCCAGTCGAAGTTTCATTAGCGCGGATCTGTCCAGTATTTACATCCAACTTATACGCAGGCGAACTCGTCCCGATGCCGAGGCCCGTGGAGGTGAGGCGCATACCTTCGGTGGTATCAGCACCAAAAGACAAATAGCCGTTTCCGACTTTTAAGTAATTTTCTAGACTACCGGAATTGTTACGGATTTCAATTTCGTTAGCGGATGAGTTAGAACGAACCCACAAAACAGCGGCGTTGTCAGAAAATCTTGGAAATTGAATTTTAGAACCGGATGTGCTGCCAACCTGTACATCAGTCCCGTTAAAAGTCAGCGCACTCCCACTCGTCGCCACCTTGCTGCCGTTCAAGTACAACACGCCGTTGGCGGTGCCGCCGGAGAGAGCAAGAGTCGTACTGATGGTCGCGGACGACGAGGTGAGCGTCGTGATATTGGCCGAAGCAATACTCAGATTGCTAATAACGAGGCTGGTCAGCGTCAGGTTTGTGATCGTGGCCGAGGTTGCAGTCAACTGCGTGATGGTGGCCGAGTTGCTGCCAAAGTCTGCGATGTAGTTGAGCGCGTTGACCGTATCCGTGCCGTTGGACGCCAGCACGACTTTCTTACCGGCAGGGACTGACACACCCGTCTGGCCCGAGACCTTTACCGTCACCGCACCGGAGGCGTTGTTGAAGATGAAGTAGAGTTTCTTGTTGGCAGGAACAATAAGGTTCGTGCTGGCCCCACCCGTACCCGTCAGTTCAATGTACATGTTACGGGCGACACCGGTCGCGCCGTTCGGGATGGTGATCGTGGTATCAGTACCGGTTGAAACGGCCTGAGTGACGTAACCTGAAATCGCCTGTTCGATCAAGGTTCCAAGGTTGGTGTTCGTGGTATTACCCCACGTACCGGCTTGGTCGCCCGTTCCGATCAGTTCAAGAGCAAGGTTAGTGCTGTATGTACTACTCATCTTTAGTTACCTCACGCCGCAATCTGCGTCCAATTTGGGTTTTGCGTCGTACTAATATCTGTCCAAGTCGCGCTTTGCGCGTTGTTAATTCCTGTCCAATTCGCGTTCTGATTGGTATTAATCTGTCCCCAGATGTTGACTACCCCAACCGCGCCGGTTCCGGCTACCCCAGAGACTACAACATTTGAGCCTGACGATGTAGTGACTGTACCAACGGCTCCGTTAGCCGAAACACCCGTGACAAAAACCTTGATTTCAAGCCGTACATCGACCGTTCCAACTTCCCCTGTACCCGAGACTCCGGTGACCGAGAGGTTCTGATCGGTAACAACAAAAACTGTCCCAACCGCCCCGGTCGCAGCCACTCCGGTAACAGCAGCAACCGCTGCCGCCGCAACGAGAACGTTACCAACCGCCCCTGTACCGGCTACGCCCGTAACGACGACATTCGCCGCTGCCTGTACCGTAACAGTGCCGACCGCTCCCGTCCCCTCAACGCCGGTAACGGCAAGGACTTGATCCGTTTTAACGAATACGGTGCCAACGGCACCCGAAGCCTCAACCCCGGTAACGACCGCAACTGCCGAGGCCGCAACAACTACGGTGCCGATCTGTCCAGTGGCCTGAACGCCCGTGACGGGGATAACTTGGTCGGTAACGACAACAACTGTGCCAACGGCACCCGAAGCCTCAACGCCCGTAAGAAGGACATTGGCTACGCCAACAACCGTGACCGACCCAATCTGGCCTGTGGCTTCAACGCCTGTAACGGGGATATTTACGGAGCCCGTGACAACAACAGATCCTACCGCACCCGTTGCAGTAAGATTGCCAACACCTTCGCCCCAACCTTGTTCGCCCCAGCCTACGCCGGAAGCGTTCCAACCGTCGAAGGCGACTATGACGCCTGCCACGGCCCCTGCCTAATTAAATTAGGCGATACGGAGGATTGCGGTTGATGCTGCAGCAGCCGGGAACTGGATAGTGAAGTTGCCCGCCGTCGAGGTTTTATCCCCGCCGAACGCCAGCACCGCCACCGCCTTGTTACTTTGACTGCTGTTGTAGATCAACGCGCCATTTGCCGTAATTGTGGCCGAGTCCCACGTAATGTCGTCAAAATCCAAATACGCCGTCGTGCTGCTTGAAGTCGGTACTTGCGAGATCGTCAACGTCTTACCGCCAGCAGTGTAGTTCGTACCAGACGAAGAAACTTCGTCCGTAGTCGTATATGCCGTAGTAGACGCACTCAACGTAGCAGACGAGGTGTACAAAGCGATCTTGAAGACATCCGCAGCCGTCGAAGCCCGGATTACGCCGGTCCCAAAGTTGTGGATTCCGTCAAGAATCTCAACCTTAAACGACGTTGCCATTGCCTGAGTAATAGCCATCTCAATCTCCTAAATGCTCTATAGCATTCATAAAACCATTTTCAATCAATATGCGCCGCAGGTTCATCCGCTCGGATTCCTGTGCTTCCTTGAAGTACTGCGCCAGAACACGTTTAAGTTCTGAACGGTTATTAATGCGAAGAAGGCGATCAACAGCACGATCTGCCATCTCGTCTGGCGTAAATCCACGACTGTCCGTGGTAAACACCTTTACCGTACCAAGTTCTAACCCACCTTCAAAACTCATGTGACCGGAATCCTCGCTTGTCCTGAACGGTACGCATCCTGACGATCCAGACCATCGCCCAGACGCTTCAATTGAGCAAGGGCTTCCTGATACTTCTGCTCGTAGTACTGCATCATATCGGCTTCGCCCTTGAGATAAGTGTACGCCTCGCGGAGCGATCCGTAGAGCAACACGGTCTCAAAGTTGTCCCCAAGCCACGATGTTGAATTAGTAACAATAGAAACCGGGTAATAGTAGTAATGCAGTTCGGCCGTGTACGCAACGTCTGGGGTCGGCCCAAGAATCATGCTGGAGTTATTCCAGATAGCGTAGTACTTAGGCTTCCCATACGAGTTGGGTGGTGGATACGCAGCGCGGATGTAGTTCACATCCTTGTTCAACAGGTACTCGTACTCACCCGTAGTCGGGTCAATCACCGCAAGCGAGAACGTCGAGAGCCAATCAGACGGCAGGGAGAAATACTGAAATTGCGCCGTCATCGTACCGGTGACGTTCTTACGAATCGCCGGGATCTGGACTGAGTTATAAATCCGCTCTTCAGCCAACTGCACAAACGTAGGGATATTCGCTACAAAAGACGTTTCCGTGCTTTCGCAGTAATCCTGAATCAACGTTGAGAGTTGACTGTAGTTCACGGAGACCAGCCAGACCGGTACTTGCTGTTGTTCTCAAGATTGATCTGAGACACGAACTTCGTGCCCTTGGTCGCAGCGCCAGCACCCTTCATCTTCATGTGGGTAACGCCCTTGTTGACATCCTTCTCAGGATAGCCATTACGACCCGTCGAATCCGTGTTCGGCCTAATCTTGCCGGGGTTCAGTTCTTTCATGATGCTTACCTCGGGCCAGAAGACTTACGCATCGGGCTGCGCTGGTTCATCACCTTCGCCATATTCCGACCGTACTTCTTCATCTCAGCATTGGTCTTGCCGCCAGCACGCATCTTTTTCGTGCCATGCATAGCACGCTCGTGCTTGCTGACCTCTTCCCGCGCAATCTTACGCATACCGTTCTTCATCTCAATCTCCTAGGTCGTAACGACCGTTACCGTCCCGACTTCACCTGCCGGGGCTAAATCATTTGGGGTTAACCCGGCATCGTCTGCTCTAGCCCCTCCTACGGGAGCCCAGCCCCATTGTATCTGACGACTGCCATTTGCGCCGTCATTACCTACCGCAAAATAACTCGTATCCGGTCGCGGATTCCGCAACGCCTGCGGGTCGTCCACGGGGTACAAACCAAGCGATAATTGAGGCTGATCCGGCTCCCAACACTCCGAACATACCAAGATATTTACGTTCTTGGTCTTGATCACGAGCGACTTTAACTGCTTCAGTTTGTACTGAAACCCGCAGCGGTCGCACATGGCGATAGCGTTTTTGCCACTGGCAAACCTGTTTGGCATTAGTAGCCACCCAAGAAACTCTCACGTGGGACAAAGCGTACTGCGGCTTTCTCACGATCCTCGCCAGAAGCCAAATCCCAAGCCTCGTCATACTGGGCCTTCAAGACCTGAGTACGACCCTCTGCACCCGGAATCTTTAGCGACAGCATATAGGCCAGCCCAGCAACCATGCAGGGCAGGAAGCGGAACGGGATATCCTGACCATTAACGCCTGTACCGGGGTCAAACATACGACGCAGACGGGTGTAGTAAAGAATCCAAGTAGTGCTGTTATCGGGCTTCGGCCAGACCGTAAACTGAGGGTAAACAATTACATTATCTGCGCCCGTAGCGCCCGTGCGGCGATTAATCCAAATCTGGATCGGTCGGCCTGTCGCATTCTTGTTCGGTATTGATACGTAGGTGCTAGATGAAATACGCGAGATGTTGATGTCCTGCTGATTGGTACCAGACCCAGTACGGATTACATGGTCAAGCAGGTCTACCGTATCCACCGGCAAATCATAAGTTTC